TATCGACATGCTCGTATTTTAAAACAGGCGTGGTGTCCTGCGTAACAACCGCTATGCGGCTAGCTGAACTAACGGACGGAGCGGCTGCACCTGCCGTAACGCACGCCATCCAGACTTCGATATAGTACAAGTCATCTTCTTCTGGGTTCACCCAGGTCAACTTGTTTTGAAACGTGCCGGCCGTGACCGTAAAGCTCGTTGGCGCATTTGGCGCGGTATAATCTCCAACAAGACCGTATGAAGACCGCGCTTTCGTTATTGGAAATTCGTAGCTTTCAAGAGAATTAATAAAATCACTGTCAACAAGGTCCGCATAAGTTACGAACCGCGACTCCTGCGCGTTATCCTTTTTCCCTTCCCGAATCAGAATAAGCTCTCGAAGCTGCGATAAAAAATTTCTATCGGTTGCGCTCGGCAGTTGCGGTATACGGGTCGTCATAGCTCGTCAATCGTCCCGGCAATGGCAATGGATTCAATTTCAGCAGCCGAAGAAGACACCTCCACTTCAAAATCCTCGCACCTTTTCCCGCCGGGGATGCGAAACGGCTTTTCGTCCGTGACCGACTTGGAAAAATTACCCCCGACGCGGGTCGTTACCTGGCTGCCGTCACCGTAAATCTTGAACGTAATGGTGTTGCTACCCGTCTGGGTGCCTTTGATCTTGCAGGCCCCGAAACGCATCTTTTTGGGTACTTCGATAACCTTTGATTTCCACGAATAGGTCAGCTTGTTCGTGGCGTGGCGCTCGTACTCCTGCGCGAAATAGTCGCTTCCGCCGGTATTGGTTAAAAGAATCAGGTCGTTGTCGGAAGGGTCTATCACGCCGTGGTAAACGCTGGGCGTGCCAATATCGATAGCCTCAAGATAAACATCACCGTCTAAGTTGATCGAAAAGCCTTCGCTCGTGCCGGAAAAAAAGGCGATATAGCGGTCATCGTAGTAAAACGCGATGATGTCGGACAGCGCACTTCCGTTAGGCGGCAGGTCTTCCCACTGCTCTCTTGTCAGTATTTTTTTGGTAAACACCGCCCCGCCGTTCGAGTTGATAAGAAAAACCCCTTCCGGGCAGGGGTACATGACCCCTATTTTTGTAGACACAACCCCCCGCGTGGAAAGACACTTCTGCGCCTCAATCGGTTCGCTCTTTTGCAGGGTGCTTTCGTCCGAGCCGGTCACGACATAATAATAGGCGTCGGTCAGGACGATAAGGGCCTTGTTATACACTCCGAGGCCAACAATGTCGTAATCCACGTCAATCTGATAGTCCGTCGGCCAGGCGTAAAAAACGTTCCAAACAGACACGCACACGCTGCGTCCGCTGTTGCCGGCCAAAAGGCCGTTCTGGTACTGCACCAGGTTTTCAAGATCGGTCGGGGGCGGGTCCCAATCGGTGGTTTCAATCTCTGAATCAGCCGAATTATCCCAAAGGCTGTCCGCCGTGCCGTCTGTGTCGTAAATCTTGGTCGCCGTGGTCGGGACGCTGGCAATCGGGATGTCGTACCAGAAATCCCCGGTTTCAGTGACGCTGGTGGCTCGCGCCTTGACATGCTTGTAGGCGGCGCCGGTCGTGCCGTTCTTTAACCGATACAGCCGGCAATGAGTGATGTTGTTGCCGGTAGACGCCAGGGTAGGGATGACAAAGTTCTGTAAAGAGCAGTTCTCGTCGTTTTGAACCTCGGTGACCGCTGTTGCCGGCGAGGGCGCGCTTTCTTCCTCGGTGCCGTCGGCCCATTTCACGACATAGGTATAAACGTAGCTGACATCTTCCTGCACCGTACCGTCGCCGGACCCCTCTATGTTAATCGTCAACGCCGCAGAAGGGGCCGTAATTCCGACCTTGCGATAATCGTCCGTGCCGTCCGGCTTGCCGGTAGCCGCCATTAAGGTCGTGTCGGTTTGTTTGGGGTAGCCGTCGCCGGTATAGATCACGCGATTGCTGGACGCCGCCAGTTGAAGATAATGCGCGCAGATGTCGCTTTCCGTCCAGTAAAGCCAGTTGCTTCCGAACTTGAAAAAGCTGCGAAGCGCCCCCGGATTGGTGAACGTCGTACCCGCCGAAAGGTCGGCCATGGGCTTAAGCGTGCCTTCTCGCAAGTCGCAGTTTTCGGCGGTCTGGGCAAAGTTGATCGGCAAAAGTTTTGGGTTTACCCGGTCGGCCCGTCCCTTGAAATTATTTATCGCAACCTTCATTCCGGCCTCGGCGCGTCTGTTTGTTCTTTCAGGTCTTTACGGTCTAAAAGCGTCACCGCCATATTCCAGTGATACTGGCTCTGCTGGCTGGCGTAGGGGCTTTGCGCGGCGTCAATGGAATACACCATGTGCAGCAGCATGTGTAAGAGCGCCGGCTCGTAAATGTCGTCTAACGTAATCGCCGCCGCGATAGAGGCCGGGTCTGCCGGGGTTACGGCGTACACTTCCTCAACATATCCCTGGTCTGACCCCGGCTGGGGCGGGTAAACGTAAAAACTTTTCGGGTTTTTGCTGTCAAATATATAGTTTTGCACTGTTGCCGACGCGGTATCCGTGTTCCAATCCGGGTTAAGATCGTTCATAGTCGCAAGATCGCAAAACTGAATCGCCTCGCCTGCCGTGCTCCCGTCTGTGCCCATGTTGCGGGTAACGTTGATTAACTGAATCCCGCCGGTCGGGATAGACTGCTTTGTCCCGGTCGCTAGTTGAACGGATGCGTTGGTAACGCTGGCATCCGGCTTGATAGATGCTATCTTGCGCTGGCAGGTCTTTAAAAACGTGAACAGGTCGGCTGCCGCGAAATCGGCGTTGCCCGTATCGTGCAAGATAATCTCAGCGGAATCGACGATGTTTTGACAGGTAATAGACATTTAGCAAAACCTTGTTAGGTGCACCTTTGTTTCGGCCTTGGTCAAGCCCTGGCGCTTTTTCATGATCTGGTTGTCGCGGGCCATAATGTATTCCCGCTGGTAAACGTCGGCCTCAAGCCGGTCGCTCCATGGTTTTTTTGGTATCCGCAACAGCCGGTAGACGGCTCCGTCAGCGATGATGCTTACATGATCGTCAAACAGCCAGTCCTCAACCGTTGTCGCGTCCCAGGCGGGCTTTAAGTTCACCCATACCTGCAAGCCACCGGTCAGCGCCTCGTCCGGGCAGTACACCAGTTGGATGTATCGATCCTGGTTCATCAGATAAAACTCTGGGTACTCCTGCATGTAGATGCGCCATGCGTACAAGTGTTCGTCCAGCCACGATTCGGACACGGCCGTCATGGGGCGGTAGTAATAGGTGGCGTGGTCGATGCCGACAATATCCCCGTTGGACGATGACAAAGAATAAGTCGCCGCGCCGACGGTCGTGTTCGTCCCGGCGGTTACGGCCGTTACGGAATCCCCGGAATCCAGCGTAAGCGTATTGGCGGCCACCGTTGCCAGCGTGAACGGGCCCGGATTGTCGTCGTCGTCGGTTACAATGATCTGCCCCGCTGTAAAGCCTGCCGCGTCAAAGTCGGTGGACGTGCTGGTAATCGTGTCAGGCCCGCTGTCCACAAACGCGATGTCGGTGCCCTCAACAGCAACAGAGCTGATCGCTGATAGCTTTTCTTCCCACAATAGGGTGTGCTCGCAAAAGTCCCGCAAAGCCCAGCGCAGCTCGTTTATGATGGTCTGTCGCGGGCACCCCGGCACGGCCGGCATGACATACGGCAGCCAGTCGGTGATGTTGGTCGCCATTTATCAGCCCTCAAACCCGCGCAGCTTGGCTTCGTCATACGCTTTTCGGACGGCATCCACCATATCGGCGCGCTTCATGGCCCCGATGTCCTCAACCGCCAGGTCGGGATAAGCGATTGCAACCTTGGCCTCAAGCGCCTGCAATTCAGACTTGTTCATGTGAGACGGCGGCTTGTCTACGGGGTCTTTCGGTTCGGTGTCTTCTTGAACGACGCTTTCCTCTACCCGTTTAATTGCGCTGACCTGGGGGGCCTTGAACACAAAACCCTTGCCGTCTGTCCGCTCCACCTCGCCTTCAAGCACAGGAACCATGTCACTGCGATCAGCCAACACCTTGGTCCAGATAAAAATCCGGTTGCCCTTTGACGGCTGGCGTAACAATTTCGGAAAACCCATTTTCTACCTCGTAAAGTGCAGGGGCGCGACGGCCCCCGCACATGGTTGGGGGTTAGGAACCAAGCGTAAGGACTTTACCAAACACCCAAAGCTCAAGATCGCCGGCAGAACAGTTGGCGGTAATGAACTGCACGTCAATCGTGTCAGCGGATGTAAACACCTTGCCACCGGCCCACGAGTCGGTTTCGATGGTGCATGTGCATGTCCCGGCCGCCCCGTCTGCGTCAAACGAAGCAATCGCTTCAGCACCGCCGGCATCACCGACCTCGACGTTCACGCTTGAAGAACAGGCCGTGATAATACGCAGGACCGCCTTATCGAAAACAAACCCGGCGGGAACGTCAATCGCCTGAATAATATCGTTTTGTGCGATATATTCGTTGCTCGTCATGGTCGAATCAGCGGCGATAATGTCCGAAACAGTCAAACGCCTGTAATAGCAAACGTTTTTAGCCTGTGCGGAAAACGGGTGAACCGCAGTGGTGTCGCCGTCGCCCGTATAATCTAAAGTAGGCATATCAAAACTCCTTGATTGGTGGGGGCTGTTTCAGCCCCCGGTTAAAATTTAGCCGGCGTAAATATAAAGATGCCCCAGCGATTTT